TAAGAATTTTGAACATATATATAAAACATACGGAAAAAAACACACGGATGCGTGGATAAAAACTCCTAAAAAGAAAAAAAGTGATAGCTCTGTCAAACTAACAAAGAAAAGGAAAAATGCCTGAAGAAGTTTTAAACATGGAAGAATTGGCGGTAGAACTTCCCGAACCAGGAATCTTGGAGACGGGGGTCGAGGTTAATCTTGAAGAGGAATATGTAAAGCCTCTTGATACAGACCATTTTTCCAATCTTGCAGAAACATTAGATAAAAAAGAATTAACGAAAATTGCATCCGATTTAATCGAAAAATACGACAGCGACAGATCAAGTAGAAAAGACTGGGAAGAACAGTATTCACGTGGTCTTCGCATGCTCGGAATTATTACTGAAGCCCGTGATGATCCATTTCCTGGAGCATCGGGTGTTCACAATCCTTTAATGGCAGAAGCTGCGACGCAGTTTCAAGCACGTGCCATTGCAGAGATGTTTCCTCCCGGCGGACCTGTAAAGACGCAGATCATTGGAAAAGTAACGGAAGAAAAAATGAAACAGGCACAACGAGTCCAAGAATTTATGAATTATCAATTGACTCAAGAGATGCCCGAGTATTTCAATGAACTTGACCAGTTGCTTTTTTATTTAGCTGTGTCAGGGTCCGCCTTCAAAAAAGTGTATTTTGACCCTACCCTTGATAGGGTGGCGTCATCCTTTATTCCTGCAGAGGATTTTGTTGTTTCATATGAGACAGTGGATTTGGAGACATCCCCTCGTTACACTCAGGTAATGAAAATAAATAAAAATGAACTAAAGAAATATTTTAAGACGGGATTTTACAAGGAAATAAAGCTGTCGTCAGGAACGCAGACGGACGATGTTGATATTGTGAATCAAACCATTAATCGACTGGACGGCATTTCAGATACATTAGGCGAGAATATCCATACGGTATTGGAAATACATACGGACTATAACATAGAGGATTCAGAAGATGAAAAGGCAATCGCACCTCCATATATCATTACGATTGACAGGCAGTCCCAACAAGTTTTGGCGATACGAAGAAATTGGAAAGAGGACGATGAGTTAAAAAGAAAACGCACATATTTCGTGCATTATAAATATCTTCCAGGTTTAGGCTTTTATGGCTTTGGTCTAATTCATATGATTGGTGGATTGCAGCATGCAAGTACAGGGGCATTAAGGGCTTTACTGGACTCTGCGGCATTCGCTAACTTAAATGGAGGCTTTAAAGCGAAAGGTGCACGAATTGAAGGTGGGGATATGACGATAGCTCCAGGTTCATGGTTGGAAGTCGAGGCATATGGTGATGATTTGCAAAAATCATTTATGCAATTACCCTTTAAGGAACCTTCTCCTACATTAATGCAACTTTTAGGCGTTTTAACAGAGTCAGGAAGGCGATTCGCCACTATTGCAGATGCGATGGTAGGCGATGCGGCGGCGACATCCCCTGTTGGAACCACTATTGCGCAGATAGAACAAGGAAGTAAGATATTTTCAGCCATTCATAAGCGTATTCATCATGCACAAGCACGGGAATTAAAGCTAATTGGAGAATTGGACGGAGAATATCTAGACGATGTCTATCCATATGAAGTAGTTGGGCAAGAATTATCAATAAGAAGAAGGGATTTTGATGATAGAATTGATATTATCCCTGTTTCTGACCCTAATATTTTTTCCCAAGCACAAAGAATAGCTTTAGCGCAGACGACTTTGCAAATTGCACAATCAGCTCCCCAAATAATTGATATAAAGGAAGCATATAAACGTTTAATAATGGCTTTAAACTTACCTGACCCAGATGAGTTGGTCATTGACGATGATGATATAGCCCGTCGTGATCCCGTCTCAGAAAATATGGCTTTATTGAATGGAAAACCAATAAAAGCTTTTCCTGACCAAGTACATGCGGCGCATATGCTTGTTCACGAACAATTTATTAGCGATCCTCGTTTTGGAGGACGACCAGAAGCAAAAGAGGCGTTACTGGGACCTATGCTGGCGCATATAGGACAGCATTTAGCTTTCCAATACCGTCAACAGATGCAAGCGCCATTACAGGGACAAGTTCAATTACCACTTCCTGATTTTGATGAGGATAATAAAATAGAGGAAGAAAGTATGCCACCAGAAATGGAAGCAAAAATATCAGAGTTTGAAGCTCAAGCTGCCCAACAACTGGCACAAAATCAACCGCCTAATCCTGAGCAAGAAAAACAATCACGTGAAGCTGCGAGAGAAGAAGGTGAACTTGCCATTAAGCAAGAGGAGATGAGTATTCGAAAAGATAGATTTGTACAAGGTGCACAATTAAATGACCGTATACAAAACAGGAAAGATAAAGAACTTCAACTAAAAGCAGTTGATCAAATTATGAAAACACGTAATGCAAGAAAATCGCAAAAATCAAAAAAATAGACCGACAGGGGAGGAGGTAAGACAAGCAAGAAAGTTTTTACAAAATAAGAAAGTTCCTTTAACTTTATTTAAACCAAATTTATTTGCAGCTGCAAGTAAAGAAATAAATGGAAATTATGATAAAACATTTAATTCTTTAATAGATGTTTATAGAGCAGGGAATCCATATTATAAACGGAGAAAAGAAAATGGCCAGAATACCAGTAGTCGAAGCGATACTGCAAGAAATAAAAAAATATAAAACTGAATTAGCTACTAAAACAATAGCACCAGGTTTTGATACGTATGAAGCATATCAGAAAGCAAAAGGAATAGCAGAAGGTTTAAATAAAGCTTCTAGTATTGCTTTAGAAATTGAAAAACGATATATAGAGGGAGATGACGATGGTAACGAGGAATGAAGAATGGTTTACAGATAACGATATTCCTGATCCAGATAAAAAAGATTTACCCATACCATGTGGATGGAGAATGCTAGTAAGACCCGCAGGAGTAATTAAAAAAACAAAAGGAGGTATAATTTTAACTGATAAAAATTTAGAAGAACAACAATATTTAAATTCTAAAGGGCGTGTTATTGCGATGGGAAATGAGTGCTATGGTAATCGTGAAGAAAATTGGTGCAAAATTAATGATACTATCGTATATAGCAGATACGCAGGGTCAAAAATTGACATTCAAGGTGTTAAGATGATTCTGTTAAACGATGATGAGGTATTGGCTGTATTACCAAATCCAGATGCAATAACTCAAAATCTTTAAACACGCATTAATTGCGACAATACATAGGGAGAATACTATGAATGAAGAAGTAAAAAAAATTACCCCTGATGACGACATCGAGGTAAAAATTTTAGAAAAAGAAAAACCTCAAGAAGAACCAAGTATAAATCTTGAATCTTTAAAAGAGGAAGAAAAAGAAGAAGTTGCTCCTAAAGAAGATTTAGCACAAACTGTTGAGTCACTTAAAAGTGAATTAGACAATATTAAAAAAGAGCCTTATAGCGACCGTGTAAAAAATCGAATTGCAAAAGAAGTTTCAAGACGAAAAGCAGAAGAGGATAAATCACGGGCTCTAGAGGAACGATTGGCTAAATTAGAAACGAGTGCATCTACTCAAACTAAAAATGACTTGAACTTGCGATATCAAAATGTTTCAAAAGATTTAAAAGAAGCTATTGAAGGTGGCGACACTGAAAAACAAGTAAAGCTAATGGATGAAATGGCTGATGTTCGAAGTCAAATTAAATCAGTTCAAGAAACTCCAGCAGTAAAAACAGAAACAAAAACTCCAGAAATTCCTCATTTAGCGAAAGAGTGGATAGAAAAAAATTCAAGTTGGTGGAATAAAGCAGGTCATAGGGCTGCAACCCAATTGGCTTTTGGAATTGACGCTGACTTAACCGAGGAAGGATATGATATGGCAGATTCAGAATATTATGCTGAAATGGATAAACGAATGAACAAATTTTATCCCGATTTAGTAAAAAGTGAAGAAAACACTTCCAATGGGGAGCAAAAAGAGTTAAAGTCAAAAGTAAAGGCGCAATCACCCGTAGCAGGTGTTTCGAGATCAAGTCAAAACTCTGCGAAAAGTGTGAAGCTGACAAAAGATGATTTACAGAATGCAATAACATTCGGTATTGATATTAATGACCCAGCGGCGCTTAAACGATACGCAAGGGAACTTGCGAGTTATGAAGCAACAGATAAAGGAGCTTAATAATATGAAAAAGAAAAGCACTTCTCTAAAGGCAGAGAGAGAAACACGTGATGAGAGTACACGAAAAACTGAGTGGAAACCACCCTCTATACTAGAAGCACCTCCAGCTCGGCCTGGCTACACGCAGAGATGGATTGCAACTAAAATACTTGGAATAGATAATCCAAGTAACTGGGCAAAACGCCGCAGAGAAGGTTGGGAGCCAAGAAAAGTTGAAACTCTCCCAAAAGATTTTCATGCTCCTACCATTGATCACGGAAGTTATGCAGGTTACATTGGAATCGAAGGTATGGTACTGTGCGAAATGCCAGAAGAAATGGTTAACCAACGTAATGCGTATTATCAGAAGAAAACTAATTCTCAGATGGAAGCTGTTAAGAACGACCTACATAGAGTAGAACAAGTTGGAAATCCAATTCATAGAGACCATACGACCAGGGTTACTAGAGGTGGAATCGAAGAATAAAACCGTAGCATAGCTAGGAAAAGGATTTTATCATGGCTAACGTAGACACCCCTAATGGTTTTATACCATTAAGACATCTTACGGGTGGAGTTATCCGAGCTAACCAATACTTTATTGCTAATAGTGAAGCGGATTCGTTTTATTATGGTGATTTGGTAACTTTGGGATCTGATGGCGAATTAGATTCATACGCAAATAACTTAAACGCAATTGGCGTTTTTTATGGCGTTGAATACATCGAAGACGTCACAGGTGATGTGAAATTCGAAAAGGTTTGGACGGGCGGAACAAACATTAAGTCTGGAACTACAATTAAGGCTTATGTTTATGACGATCCGAATATTACTTTTCAAATCCAAGCAGGCAATGGGGCCATCGCACAAGCAAATGTTGGAGAACTTTGCAACGTGCTTTTAACTGCCGGTGCTAGTCCATATTTTCATTCCAAACAGGAAGCGGATATGGATACTCTAGGTACAACAGCACTACCTCTGAGAATTTTAAGAATAT